CATTGATAATTCACGAATTGAGTCAACATTTTGGTATAAATTATCAACTACAACAAAGGATGGAATATAACCAGAGAGTTTATTAATCTTAAATTTTTTTATATTTTTAATATATTTTTCAAATGTAAAAATTTTATTCCATTTCTCATCAAAAAACATTTCTAATTCAATACTTGTAACATTTTTATCAAAAATATTAAACTCCCACCCACAAAATAACTTTTCAGATGATTCAAAATTATAAGATTTAACAACGTCTTCCCTGATGTTTACAATGTTATTAATATCATTAAGGATAAATCGTGGGCTATCATCGTCGTCGTCAATAGTATATTTTAAACGTAAATCGCAAATATTATGTACCAGATGAAAACACCATCCTTTTAAAAAGATAGACTCTTCATTTTTATCAAAACAATCAATGTACCCTTTAACGTTTTTATCCTTAGTTTCATGCATTTAAGTTTTATAAAATACATCAAGTTTTTTTTATATTTTTTATTCGTTAATTAATTAATTAATTAATATCTATCCTTTTTAATAATGTCAATTTTATCCACTATTTTTAACCCTACTATACTATTTTTTTTGGGATTTACTTTATTAATTGTAGCCTTTTTAGTTGTGTATTTTGAAAATAAAATGAGAGAACAAAATCATAAAATTTCTTCTATGTTAAGTCTTGTTTCATCTTTAGCAGAAGAAACAAACGCCATTAAAAATCATTTAAATTATATGAATAATGCTAATACAGGAAATCATTATTATGAATCTAATAACTCCGCGATTAATAATTTACAAGACAATAACTATTTAGATCAAAATTTGATATCTGTATCTGATAATGATGATGATGACGAAGACGAAGACGAAGATGATGATGAAGAAGACGATGATGAAGATGATGAAGATGATGAAGATGATGAAGATGATGATGACGAATATGATGATAATTACGACAATGAAGAAGATAAACCAGAAAAAAAAATTAAATTAGGAGTTGTCAATCAAAATGATATTAAAGTTCTAAATTTAGATAATTTAGACGATAATGACTTTTTTACTACAAATGATACTTTAGAAAAGAATGATGAAGATGACGATCACGATAACGATGACGATAACGATGATTTAGAAGATTTAGATTTTAATAAATTATCGGATAGTGATAGTGATAACGATAACGATGTTAAAAAAACACCTATTAAAATCCAAAACAATGAAACTGACAATGAGATAGATTTTAAAACAATAAATATTTCAAATTTAGAAGAAACTAATAAAAATATGGAAGTTATGGATTACAAAAAATTATCATTGAACAAGTTGAAATCTATTGTAGTAGAAAAAGGTTTAGTCGCCGATTCATCAAAATTAAAAAAACATGAATTATTAAAATTACTTATTGGTGAATAAATTATTAATTCAATAATTATTTTATTATAATATAATAACTTAGTATTATACTATAAACATGTCATGGGCTGTTTGTTATTCAGGTTCAAACAACATTCATTTTAATTATCCTCCAATAATGGCAGATGGTCGTAATTATGCATCGTGGCAACCAGACGCGGTAGTCAACAAACGCATACAACAACAAGAAAATATTCATTCTAATTGGTATTATCGTAAATATTTACAAAATAATGCACTTAATATAATGAAATATAACTCTATGGAATCTTGTTATGAATTAGGTTTAGATCCACACACCGAAACTAATACAACTCCTTCTAGTAATGTTCCTTACACATTCAAAAATATATTTGATACAAATACTCCTGGTTTTGGATATTCTAATAGTGATTTAAAAAATCCCTATTTATCTAGAGAACAATTAAATTCGCGATTAATAGCACCTGTAATAACCCCGTCTAATTTTCAGAATTAAATTTGTGTAAATATATTATTTATTATTACATAAAGAATTTATATACTTCTTTATGTATATGACTAGTCGTATTCTCTCTATAGATGTTGGTATCAAAAATTTGGCATTTTGTCTTTTTGAAAAAAACGCAGATTCTAGTTACTATAATATTACAAAATGGGATATTGTAAATTTATCTCAAGAAGATGATATTCAAAAATGTCAGTGTATTGAAAAAAATAATGTTGTATGTAATAAACCTGCGAAATATACGTTAAACGACACATTTTTTTGTTTAAAACACTCAAAAAAACAAAATTACCAAATACCAACTGGGGAATTAAAAACGACTTTTGTTAATAGACAGAAAATTCAAAAACTTATAGATATTGCAGATAAATATAACATTCCATATGAAAAACCTATTAAGAAAAACGATTTGCTATTTAAAATTAACGAGTACATTGTAAACAAATGTTTTAAAGAAATTACGATTACAAATGCATCGCAAATTGATTTAATAACAATAGGTAAAAATATTAAAAATAAATTTAATAAAATATTTTCAATTGAAGATAAAATAGATTATGTTTTAATTGAAAATCAAATAAGTCCAATAGCAAATCGCATGAAAACAATACAAGGGATGATTGCCCAATATTTTATAATGAACAACAATACAGAACACATTGAATTTGTTTCCTCTATTAATAAATTAAAGATCAGTAATAATAATAAAGAAGAAAAACATGATATACAAACAGAAAACGTTAGTGACAAAAAGAATGATTATAAATCAAGAAAAAAACTAGGAATAACAAAATGTTTAGAAATTTTGACAACAGATCATCGCTTTAGTAATAAAGTAGAATTTTTTAATAATCATAAAAAAAAGGATGATTTATCTGACTGTTTTTTACAAGGGTTGTGGTTCATAAATAATAAAAAATTATAAATGAATTTCAAATAATATATATTTTAATTCGTATTACTTAAAATTAAATGTTCTTATTTAATGAATAATGAACGATATAATTGAGATTTCTGAATTAAACTTAGATAATGACAGCCACTTTAAAGAAAAAAAAACTAATTTTGGTGGGGGGCTAGAACTTTTAATGAATGATAGAATTAAAGATGTTAAACCAAGTAGTGATATTGATTTAGATGATTTGAATAATTTAGAAAATGAATTAAATGAATTGGCAGAAGATTTACCTAGTCAATCATTTAAATCAAAATCCGATATTTTCAATTTAGGTTCTAATTCAAGTGGTGGCATACAATTTGATGATTCAAATAGTTTTTCAGGTAACGTTAGGTTTAACGACGAACCAAGTATTGGTTTAGGTGCTTCAGCATCAGAAGCAATGGATGATGGAAAAACTTGGGATGGCTATGGTAAATTTAATAATATACCTATGAATCCTGATAAAAATGTTTCAGCATCATCAAATGGTATGCCTCAATTATCAAAAGAAGAACTACTACGTGAAAAGTTCAAATATCTAAAAAAACTAGAGGGTTTGGAAAAGAAAGGAGTTGAATTATCAAAAAAATATAATATGGAGTCTTCTTTGGCTGAAATGATGGGTGAGTACGAAACGATCATGGAAGAGAAGAGCAAACAAAATTCGGTTAAGTTTCAAGGAAATATGTTGATGGCAGCAATCAATGGTATTGAATTTTTAAACAATCGTTTTGACCCATTTGATATCAAATTAGATGGTTGGAGTGAACAAGTTAATGAAAATATTAATGATTATGATGAAATATTTGCAGAATTATATGAAAAGTATAAATCAAGAGCATCTATGGCACCAGAATTAAAATTATTATTCCAATTAGGTGGTAGTGCAATGATGGTTCATTTAACCAATACTATGTTTAAAAGTGCCATGCCTGGCATGGATGATATATTACGTCAAAATCCTGATCTAATGCGTCAATTCCAAAATGCTGCAGTTAATTCAATGGCACAATCTAGTCCAAACTTTTCTGGATTTATGTCTGGAATAATGAACCCAGAAATGCAAATGGGTGGCAATGGTCCACCACCGCCAATGGCAACACAAGGACCAAACGCCGTCCCACCACCAATGGGAAGACCAGGCAACAATAATTTTGCAAATAGACCAGATTTGAATCTAGGTCGTAGTAATTTTGTAGATGATGGTATCAATATTAGAGAGAGTTATCAACGAAGTAATAACATGAATCCACCTATGGATTTTCAAGAAAAATCAAAAAGACAATCTAGGCCAGAAATGAAAGGTCCCAGCGACATTTCGGATATTTTGTCCGGATTAAAAACAAAAACAATCAATATTCAAGAACCTGTACAACAAAGTCAAGGTCCACAATCTATGAATAACAACAATAATACTAATGGAAATAGTACAATTAGTATTGAAGATTTAAAAGAATTGCAAGGGCAGTCAGATGTAAATATGCCAAAACGCAGTAGAAGACGTCAAAAGTCTGCTAGTAACACTGTAAGTTTAGATATTTAATTAATTTTGCTATCTTTGAGTATATTGAATATCAATAGATTTCATAGTGGAAGTAAACATAGATAACGCTGCCTCTAGTTGTTTTATATTTTGACCTATGGTTCCTACTGGTCTGCCATTTAAAGATAGTATTCCAGGATTAGGTGTTCCTGCAGGAGTAGGAGTATAATTATCATTTCCCACAATATTTATTTTTGTAATATTTGTCGTACTTGCAACTTTAGTTAATTCATTTAACATAGCTAAAATAATATCATTACTTAGTCCTCTACCCGTTGGTATATTTGAATTAACTATATTTGGATCAATTGTCGTAAGACCTTCCTGATAATTTGTTTGAAAAATTAAACTTAGTAATATTATAATTACTAAAACAAAAGCTAAATAATACAATGATGCATATTTCATTTAATATAACATATATATAGATATTTTTTCATTGTATTATTTAAATTTTTTCAATGCCAACTACTTTAGCTATTTTCTTAATGATTTTGGTATCTTTTTCGTAATCATTATCTCCTTTTCCTCCCATGGATTCATATACGATTGTGTTGTATTGACTATTTTTTTTAGAATCGTAATCTTCACAATCAGGATATTTCTCTCGGAATGCTTTAAACATACAAATATTTTTATGAGCAATGGTACGAATTGCTTTCCGTAATTTTTTATTTGCTTCATCTTCCTTTTCCCAAACATTATCTTCTTTTACATATATAACTTCTCTTTTTTGGTCAGTACAATGTACCGGTCGTTTTTCCACTTCTAATGCCTGTAAATTTTTAATGATTATATTGGAAATCCCTTCAATATAACCAACCTTGCCAACGTTTTCTAGATCAGAAACTTGTAATTTAACAGATTCTATAAAATCACTAATGTTCATAGCGTCTTTACACGTCTCATTCAAAAACACTTGTAAATTAAATGTTTTATTATGAGAGTTTATATTATTAATATTGTTATGAATAGTGTTATTTGTTCCATTTTCTATAACCTTAGTCATCATATTTTTTAATTCTGAATTTTCTTTGATAAGCAGCATAATAAGTTCTTTATCAGAAGGATCATTGCATGTAACAGTAAAAGTACATTTTTGTTTATGTTTCCATAAACCAGACGATGATTGAAACTCTTTATTACATTTTTCACAAAAAAACAGAGTTTTGCTGAATTTTTGCTGAATTTTATTTCCAAACATTTCCTTTGCGTAGTTTTCACAGTGTCTCGTGCTAATTAAATGAGTAGTGTAATTACATTTTCTACCCGTACCATAGTGACAAATATTACAATAAAATTTCATCGCTGAATTTTGCTGAATTTTATTTCCTAAAATTTCCATTAGTTTCCATTGAGAAAAAATATTTAAGTATTTATAAAAAATTTATCATAACAAATTTATAATTATTTTTTTGGTAACCAGACCATAAAATTCAATTATGGTCACAAAACTTACATTTTTCACAAAGTATTTCGGCCCTTTTAAAAAATGGACAAAAAAAATGTCCAAAAATGAAAATCCCAAAATACTTTTGGAAAAAAAAATAAAGTTAATATAATAAATTGTCCAAACTACTTAAAGAAACTATGCTACTTTAAAATTTTAAGTTTAGTTTTAATAAAATTACGAATAAACTCAGTTTCATTCTCTTTATGGTAAGGTAAAATCAATGGATCCATTTAACTCTTTATTATTGCGGTAACACTTTTTAATCGCTCTAAACGCTCATTTTTGACTCGTTCTATAGTTTGTTCATATAGTATTTTCTGGTATACTTTTCTAGTTAGTATTGTCATATTATTAAATAAGCTTTTATTATATAATAATATTTTTATAAAAACAATAAATATTCTCAAAACTTTATTGTTGGTGAAATCGTTTTCAATCTATCAAATAATAAAATATTTTCAATACATAAATTTTCCATTTCCTTTTTTCGTTTATGAACGACCATTTTTTGTTTAAAATCTGCGACTTCTTTCATGTGTTTATCTTGTTTATTATCTAAATAAGACCCAACATTTATTAAACGATTTACCAATTTTCTATTTGAATTATTTATATTATCTATTTTACGATTATAATCATTTTCCCATTTCTTTGATAAAGGTAGTTGTGACGGTTTACTATTATCAATTGATGATTTAATATTTTTCAGTCGTTCTAAATGTTGTTCATACAATATTTGTTTATATCCTTTTCTATCTTGCCTTATCACATTACTTAACATGCTAAGTATATAATATTAATTATAAAATGTTTTTATATTCTGCGTCATAAACATTATTATAGTTTATATTGTTATCAGCAAAATTTTTATAATTTTTATCAAAAAAAACTGGATATTTATAATTATTATTACTATAACCATAATCTTTTCTATAATTTCCATAATATTTATCAAAACTGTACTGATCAAATGTTACAAAATGCTCTTTCTCATTTGTTTTAGGCATTTTAGAAATGTAATAAAGTATGATATAGCAAATCAAAAACAAAAACCCGCAAAGTGCTAATTTGTTATAATATTTCATAATATAATTTGAATTGGTATTTATATTATATATTATGAAAAATAAATTTTTAGTCATTTAATTAGATTACTTAAAAATAATAAGAACAAATACTCCTAAACCATTTTCATATTTACTAAATCCTCCGCATCCACAAGATAAACAATAAACTTTAATATAGTTATGGATAAGAGAAATTATCATGAAATGTCTGATGATTTAAAATAGTGTAATCTCCGCGAGGTCCAGGAGGACCCATAGGCCCAACTGGACCTGCTAGTCCTATAGGACCAGGAGGGCCTGCAGGGCCAGATCCACCCATAGAACCAATAGGTCCAACTGGTCCCGCTTTACCAGAAGCGCCAGGAGGACCACTAGAACCAGGAGGACCCATCGGACCCTGAGCACCATCTCGTCCTGGAGGACCCGGAACCCCGTCTCTAACTTTGCAACAAGTATAATCATAATGGTACAATCCTCTTCCATTTCTTAACAATTGAAACCTCTGCAATAATTCGTCTGAATTACATCCTACATTGTGTCTATCTAAAAAGACCGCGTTTCCATTGCCTTCATGATTCCATGGTGTTGATACACCTCTACATTGAAGATTTTCTATTGTTTTGTAAAAAGATTTATATAATACAAATATCATAAATAAAAATATAATAAAACAAAAGCTTATTGTCATTGTTCTTTTTTGAAACATTCTAAATGGGGTAATTTTGAACATTTTAAACATTTTATATATTTATATTATTTATATAAATATACAAATAATATAAAAGTTTCAAAACTGAAATACGGCGGATTATGAATTTGCATTTAAAATTGGAATGTTGACATTAAATCACTATATTTTTCATTCACAAGTGCGTTTAGAGCATCAGCCTTTAATAATTTATCTCTTTTCAATATTTCAGACGTTTCATAAATTAAATCCTTGCAAGTTATTATTATCATTTGTGCGCACTTATATGCACTATTAATCAATTCAATCACATCATTATCAATAAGTTCTTTGTATTTTTCACTATTACTCGGATAAATGACATTACTGCCCATCCCGTAATATAGTACCATTTTTTCAGCTAATTTTAATGCTTCTTCAAAATCGTTCAAAGCGCCAGTGGTTACTGAAACATTATAGAAAACTTCTTCTGCAATTCTTCCCGATAATAAAATCATCAAATGTTCAAACAAAGCTTCTCTAATATAAATATTACTTGTAGAGCTTTCAAATACAGTATAACCAGGACTTTTCGGAGATGACAAATTAATAACAACCTTGGACATTTTAGAATGATGTTTAGAGAGATAACCAACAATAGCGTGTCCCATTTCATGAATAGCAATGTGATCAATAATGTCAGATGTAAACTGATGTTCATTGGGTTGCCATCCAGCCATCATTTTATTCATGATAAAATCAAAATCATTAAAATTAAATTCTGTTTTGTTATATCGTAACGCATTTAACATTGCTTCATTTAATAAATTCTCAATTTGCGCACCAGATAAGCCGTCAGTAATTTCAATTAAATTTGGAATATCAATGCTACTATCATGTGGTTTCCCTTTAACATGGATATTTATAATAGATTCACGTGTTGTTTTATCAGGCAAACCAATAAAAATCTTTTTATCAATTCTTCCAGGACGGGTTAATGCATTATCTAGTAGATCAAATCTATTTGTTGCTGCAACTACAAATACACCTGTTGTATTTTTGAATCCATCTAACTCAACTAAAAGAGCATTTAATGTATTATCTCTTTCATTGGACGACGATTCACCATCAGAAGAACGTTTTCTTCCTAACGCGTCAATTTCGTCAATAAATATAATGCATGGAATATTTTCACGTGCTAATCGGAATAGTTCTTTGATTCTTGTAGGACCCACACCAACATACTTTTCTTGAAAATCAGATCCTGAAACAGGTATAAAACCACATTTTGCTTCCCCGGCAAGAGCCTTTGCGATTAATGTCTTACCAGTTCCAGGAGGTCCTTCTAATATTAAACCTTTAGGAATTCGCACATTGTATTGTTTATATTTTTGATAATCTTTTAAAATGTCTACACATTGTCTAAGTTCATCTTTAACATTTTCGTAACCGCCAACATCAGTAAAATTCATATTAGTTTTTTTAAGTAGTTCAAAATTTTTAGTTTTTGTGTAGCTACCGCTACTGAGACCATGGTTTCCTCTTTTTGAATTCATATCATCTTCGTCGTCATTATTATTGTCACGATTTTCAGGATTATTAACCATTTCATTCATTTCAGAAATATGTTCATCAATTGGATTAAACTGGATACCCAATCCACTTAAAAAATTTTGGCCAATATTTTTATTAATAATAATTCTTACACGTGGCGGTTCAACAGTATTATTCTTTACTTTGTAATATTCGTCGTCCAGAATGCTCTGGTTTTGGATTGTAGTATTTTTAGAATTAAGCCTTTTTAATAATTCTTCAGTATAACGCTGTGAAAAATGATAGTTTTTTTTATTAGAATTTAACTTCATAAAATTAACATATTTATTGTGGTTTATTCTATTAGAGATAGAATATGACAACAAACCACTTGTAAATGTAGTTAGATCAAACAATAAAAAATATAAAAAGTAATATGTTAATAACATTTATATAATTATTAATAGTGTTACGTTTAAATATAAAAAATAGTAATTATTTAAAATTATATTTATTTATAGTATTTATATTGTGAACATGTCAAAACAAACAACATGTCCAAAAATTGGTATAAAAATTCATGAAAGTAATAATGAATATAAAGCCGATCCATTTAACTCTTCAAATATTTCATCATCTAAAAAATCGTCGTCTAACAATTCATCAAATGTATTTAGTACAAATAATTTTGATTTAAATATTGACAATTATTCTATGAAGGACATTTTTCATTTATTTAGTATTCAAAGTGAATTATTAAATGAAAATGTAATGAAGGAAGCAAAAAAATTTGTATTAAAAACTCATCCTGATAAATCTAACTTAGACGCAAAATATTTTTTATTTTATTCTTCTGCATATAAAAAGCTTTACCAAGTTTTTGAATTTCAAAACAAGTCAACCAAAAAAAAAATAGATCAAGAAGATTATTCTAATGACGGTAACAATAAAATTTTAGACAATATTTTTACAAAAAACGAAGCTTTAAAAGATCCGAAAAATTTTAATCAATGGTTCAATGAAAAATTTGATCAATATAAAACTGAAGATGATGGAGACATTAATAAAGGTTATGGTAATTGGTTAAAATCAAACGAAGGGGTAATAGATGCATCCAATGTAGCAAAAACAGATATGGCAAATGAATTTGAAAGATATAAAAAACAAATTCAGTCTGTAACTGTATACAATGGCGTAAATGATGCTTTTTCATCTACGTTTGGAACAAGTATTATATCACAACAAAATAATTTTACATGTGGTGGATTATTTAACGATGGGCTAGGATATACCGATTTACGACAAGCTTATGAAGAATCTGTTATACCAGTAACTGAAGATGATTACCGAAATATGCCAAAATATAACAATATTAATGAGTATAAAAATGCACGGGATAAAGATAATATTAACACAGCACCTCAAACAAAAGAAGAAGCTATGAGAAGATTGGTAGAACAACAAAAAAGGGAAGAAGATGAAAGTATCGCTTTAGCTTTTCAATTGGCAAAACAAAATGAAAAAGCCCAAGCAAAAAGCAACTCTTTTTGGGGTGAATTAAAGCAAATTACAGGATGGTAATATAATTATAATTTATTTTAGAAATATATTATAATATATATAAAATAATTATGCAAAATAAATTTGAAAATGGTCTTTTTATATTTCGCAGAGATTTACGCATTGTAGACAATAATGGATTAAATTTGTTAAGCGAACATTGTAAAAATATATATACAATTTTTATATTTACACCAGAACAGGTGACTAATGTAAATAAATTTAAATCCGATAATTCTGTACAATTTATGATTGAATCGTTAGAAAGTTTAGAATCACAAATAAGTAATAAAGGTGGAAAATTATATACATTTTATGGTCACAATGAAAAAATTATTTCACAATGTATCAAGGAATTTAACATTAACATAGTTTGTTTTAATTTAGACTACACCCCATATGCAGTGAAAAGAGATCAAGAAGTCATTGATCTATGTAAAAAAATGGAAACTTATGTAATATATGATCATGATTATTACTTACATGAACCAGGTAGTATATTAACCGGATCTAAAACGCCTTATCAAAAATTTACTCCATATTATGAAGCAGCATTAAGAAAAAAAATAGCATCACCGAAAACAACCGTTGGTAATCTTCATTTTGCATATGTAAAAAAAACGATTCCTGGTCGCATATCATTAAATGAAGCAATGCAAAAATTCACAAAACAAAACAATGATATTTTGGTTCATGGAGGCCGTGAAAATGCAATAAAAAAATTAAAAACATCATTCAGGGAACAATCTCATTACGCAAGTAGTCATAACGATTTATCCAAAAGTACAAGTGAATTAAGCGCTTATATTAAGTTTGGTTGTGTTTCTATTCGCGAAGTCCATCATCTTTTTAAATCCAGACGCGAATTCATAAGACAGCTTATATGGCGCGATTTTTATGCAAATATTTTATATTCATTTCCACGTGTTTTAGGACATGCTATGAAAGAAAAATACAATAAAATTCGTTGGCACTACAATGCTTCTTGGTTTGAAGCATGGAGAGAAGGCATGACTGGTTTCCCAATAGTAGATGCTGGTATGAGACAATTAAATACTACAGGATATATGCATAATAGAGCACGTTTAATAACAGCTAGTTTTTTAGTAAAAACGCTCTTGATATCGTGGGAACACGGAGAAAAATATTTCGCAAAAAAATTAACGGATTATGATCCGGCGTCAAATAACGGTAATTGGCAATGGATAGCGTCTACGGGAGCAGATAGTCAACCGTTTTTCCGTATTTTCAATCCATGGGAACAAGCAAAAAACTATGATCCTGATGCGAAATATATAAAAAGATGGATACCAGAATTGAAAGATGTTCCTGTAAAAGATATTATGAATTGGGGGGACGTAGATGTATTAAAATCGCATAAAGACATAAAATATCCAAAACCCATTGTGGATTATTCAAAACAGAAAAAATTGGTATTACAAATGTACGGAAATATATTTTCGTAATAAATGAGTAAAATCGTAAAATTATAAAGGTATTTATATAAATATTTATATAAATATAATTCATGAAATGTATTTTTTGTTGCGTTTTTAATGAAGAAAATTATGTTAAAATGTTTTTAATTTTATTAGAAAGTATAAATATATATGGCAATTTAGATGAAAATACAGATATATTAGTTTATACGTCTACAATATTTATGAATATTATAAAAGAAAGCCAATGGTTTATACATAACAAAATAAAATTTGAAATTAATGATACTATTGATAATATTGATAAAGCATGTAAGTCCAGATTGGATTTATTTAAATTTTCATGTATCGTAAATTATGAAAAAATACTTTATTTAGATACTGATATTCTGATTAAAAATGATATAAGTAAGGTTTTTGATTGTTCTACACAAGACGTTTTATATGTTTTAGAGGAGGGTTTGTTAACTGATAACGATGGACATTACGGAGGCGAAACATTGTTTAATAAAGAAGAGATTATTAATTATAAAGATATAACTGCATTTAGTAGTGGAATATTACTATTTAATAATTGTACAAAGATTGTAGATTTATTTAATAAAATTAACAATGATATTATTAATAGACCTTATAATTTTAGCTGTTATGATCAACCTTATATTGTATATAATGCTTTTAAGTATAATTTATTTGATAATAAATTACTAAAAACTTTAATTGTAAATAATGATAATAATGTTTTTAGTAACAAAGTTGTTCATCATTTTCCAGGAGGTCCTGGCATATATAAAAAAAAAATAGACAAAATGACTATATTTTTAAATAAATTAAACCAGATTAATTTTAAAAATGATATGAAAATATATAATGTAAAATCTTTACCAAAAAAAAATACTTCTATTTCTTTAATCGGGTTATGTGTATCCTATAATTATTATGATACAATTCAATTTGTATTACCAGTAAATTACTTACATTTTGAAAAAATTTATTTGATAACTCAAGAAGATGATATAAAAACAATTGAATTTGCTCAACGTTTTGATAATATTAAAATATTATTTTTTGATTTTAAAAATAATAATAAAAATTTTGATAAATTTGGAGCAATTAATTATGCGCAAAAAATAGTTTATGATAAGCATCCAAGTGATTGGTATTTGATTTTTGATTCTGATATTATTTTACCAAATAACTTTATTGATGTTTTAATCAAAGAAAACTTAAATTCAGAATGTATATATGGTGCTATTCGTAACAATGTATTGAAAACATCCGAATTATTAAATAAAAAAATGATTGTAAATAAAGATGAAAACATAAATTTTATTTATAATAATATTGTATGGTGTAAAAAAACTCCGCCTTCCATATTAGGTTGTTTTCAATTATATAAAAAAAAAGTTTTTCATAGAAATGATATAGAAAACTGTGGTTTTGGAGATTATTTTTTTGGACATGATAATTTTAACTTATTTTGTAATCTTGAAAATGTATTATATTTTCATTTGGGTGAAACTGGACAAAATTGGTCTGGTAAAACAAGCTATTTTTTATGTGATAATAATATTTCATTGATTGATTTACATTATAATTTTCATAAAAAAATAAATAATATATACTATGATAAAAATAATAATATTGTAAGATATGGCTCTAGTAAAAATATAAATGATGATATATGGACTTGTTCTGAAGAAATGAGATATGACATTTATAAATTTTTTAAAGATAAAACAAATTTTAAGATCGCTGAAATAGGTTCACATAAAGGTTATACAACAAAAATATTAGCAAATATATTTTCTAAAGTTTATGCAGTTGATAATAGCGTTGAATGGACAAAATTTAATAAGAAATATAATATTCTTTCAACAAATATTGAATACGTGATGTTAGATATATATAAAGATAATTGGGAAATATTACCAAATGATATAGAAATATCATTTATAGACGCAGATCATAGTTATCATGGGTGTAAAAGTGATATTATTAATTCAATAAAAACTTTTAAAAATTTACAATATATAATTTTTGACGATTATGGTGTTTGGCAAGGAGTGAAACAAGCTGTTGATGAAATGATTATAAATAAAACTTTATTATTTGAAACATTTATTGGAATAAAAGACGTTCTAGGTCCAAATAATATTATTGTAAAAAATGTAAACGAAGGTATTATTTGTAGTATAAATAAAAATAAAACATCTTATACATCATTGAATAACTCAATTTCTCTATATAGGGATTTTCAGAATTCAAATATTAATATGATGCATAGAAAAATAAAAAATAATAAAATTAATATGTTATTTACTATAAATTATAAAATTAATAATTATTAATAAATGAAACGTATCTATGATTTATTAATTAATTTAATATACAACAATAAATACAGTTTAAGTTTAACTATAGTTGTATTTATTATATTAGCGATTCTATCATTCGCAATAATAAATGTAATTATAAGCTATTATATAATAAAATATTTAGAAATCAATGTTGTGAATGACATTTATTTTTGCAATTATGATTATAATAAAAAGTCAAAAGAATTGTTGCAAAAATATGGAGATTTTAAAATAAAAAAAATATATTTAGTTAAACATCCTATTACAAAATTTAATAGTTCAGTATTGAATTTAATCACGTTTTATAATTATGAAAAAACGCTTTCAAATATGAATGAAATATTTAAAAAACAATCCACTCCGTATCATGTTTCATTTATGATTGAAATTAATTTACCGAATAATAATAAAAAATTTTTATTAGTAGAAAAAACGAGTTACGTAAATATCAGCGAAACCATTCGTTTGAATAAACAAAACTTTGTAAAACCCATAAAATTATCTAATAAAGTTTTCACAGTTAATACATTATTACAAGAAACACAAAATAGAATAGGAGATAAAAAATTTTTTAATTGGAGTATTTATAAAAATAATTGTTCTATGTTTATCAAAGAACTGTTAATAACACTTGACCTATATAATAAATCCAATATTAAATTTATAAGTCAAAATAAATTTGTAAAACATGTAAAATTTACTAATTTGACTTTATATATTATTAATATTTTATGTACATTGAATAATATTGCAAATAATTATTTATTTTCTTAAATACTATATATTTATAATTCATATTAATATTTCATTTTTTTACCTTGCAGTATATGAATATAATTTTCATATTCTTTATCATAAAATAATAATTGCCATTTCGGTAAAATACCTCTTTCTTTTGCTAATTTGTCAATATCATATAAATAATCAATTCTATTTATTTCAATTAATTTAATTTTACTAATCACGTCTTTCATATCATCATCTTTAATTATTAAAGAACAATAAACAGGGTTTGTATTAAAACTTTTACCTATACTACAATTGTATTGATGTTGTATTATTTTATCATATTCAAACCCGTATGCAACACATAGTTGTCTTTTACCCATATTAATAATAGTATATATATATTAAAAATAATAAAAAATATAAAATTGAAATAAAACTATTTTATATTTTTTATTATAATAAATATTAACGCAATGAATATTACTCAATATCAAGAACCTTTTAATAATAAAAAAGTATTCATATTTGTAGATGGTAGCTACTATTGCTTCCACAGATATTATTCACTTTTAAATTGGTGGAAAAATGCATTTCCAGAAGACCCGTTAGACAATCCTATTGAAAATCCAGTATTTTTAGAAAAATTTAAAAAAACCTTTGTAGAAACATTGCAACAAATACCTAAAAAATTGAATTTATGCAAACCGAAACCGAAATCTAGTGGAAAAAAGAAACCCCTTGACACTGATACGACAAGCAACGAACCTATTATAAAAATGATTGTAGGAAAAGATTGTAAGAGAGAAAATATATGGCGCAATAATTTTTATGATAAATACAAGGCAACACGACCAAATGGCGGCGTTGAAGCCGGATTTATGGGTGGTCCGTTTTTCAAAATGGCTTACGAAGAAAACATCTTTCAACAAGCAGGAGCTGAACAGATTTTATATCATCCACGATTAGAGGCAGATGACTGTATCGCAATTTATGTAAAACATTTGGTTGAAAAATATCCAGCAAGCGAGTGTAGTATTTATATAATTACAAGTGACAATGATTATCTACAATTAATCAGAGAAAATGTACACATATACAATCTTGCTTTCAAAAATTTAAAAGAATCCAAGGTATTTACAGGTAATCCCGAAAAAGATTTGAAAATAAAAACCATTATGGGAGATATAAGTGATAACATACCATCGGTTTTCCCAAAATGTGGAATTAAAACAGCTATTAAATGTATAGAAGACCCTGAATTCTTTGAAAAAAAAATGAATAACAACGCTCAATATTATGAACAGTATTTATTGAACGATACACTGGTTTCTTTTGATAAAATACCGGAAGAATTGGTTCATGAATTTAGTCAAAGCATTGAATTTTTATAAATTATCTGTTTATTTATATATAAATATGATCAACCCATACCTAAGGGCTTTTGTAATTGGCTCATCTGTTTTAGTATTTTTACCTTATTTTATAATTGTGAGATCAAGCATCAATAAGACGTACAGTTATGATGATTATACATTTTTAGCACCAGTAGGTTTAGGTTGCTTTAACATGTTATCTTTAATCTTGGCAAATTATTTGAATTTAACAAAAAAATATAGGTTTTTATTAATAAGCTTATTGGCACCAACACTAGTAGCAATTTTTACATATGTTATTGAAGCATATAATTATACTGACATAAATCAATGGTTCAATCATGTATGGAAATTGTATTTACTTTATTTTGTAGTTTTTAATTATATTGTTTATTACCTAGATAGTAATATATAACATATAAAATTGACTGTTAAATAAAAAAAGTATTTAATTTACAAAATAAAACACGCACGATTAAAATTATATTTTTTAATTTGTTATTTGTTCATTTTTGTTTTTAGTTTTCTGTTTCTTCTGGTTTTACCAATAATGATGGTCTCCAATATACACACCATTTTCCATCACAAGTTGGAATCATTCTTACACAATTTTTATTATTAATACCCCACATACGCTTGAATAGTTCATCACTTGATGGGTTTTTACCGTTTGTTTGTAATTCTTTTGGAGCATCTGATGATTTTCTTTCATTAAATTTAATTCCAAGTGTTTTTCCAAATTCTATTGCAGCAGTTTGTGTGTCAAACACTTTGTAATCTTTATCAGTATCTTCTCCTTTATATTTCAGTTCTTTCTTCTTTTTTGGAATGCGGATATTTTCAATAGCAGATTGACCAACTTCACCCATTTCATTCATAGGTTCTATATAATCTTCTTTGGTAACAATTTCTCCATTATGATCACATGCCATATTTCTAGCACATTCTTCCATCACTATACATCTATTCATTATAGTGGTAGGACAATAGACTTGTGTTTGTATAAATTTATCACCCCAATCTTTCATTCTACCTGTTATTCTTCCAAACAATTGATATATCTCGTCATTTGTAAGATCAAGATGTCCAAAAATAGCAGACGTAAATGAACCAAGTGATTTATGTGTTAAAGTTTGGCCCATACCAACACATAATAAACCTGTAATCACAAGTGGACGATTTTGCAATTTATGTTGAATTACAAGTCGTGAAATTGTTTCGCATACCTCTTCCTCTTCTGATGCTAATGCCAATGTTTTTGTATTTTCCAAACAATCTTTATATTGAAGAGTTTTTTCAAAACCATTTATAACAACAACAACAGCATTACTTTTTATACTAAATACTAATTCTCTTACGCGATTATGACCAATGCGACGAATATGTGCTGGAATAAAAGATCTTGTATTATCTGCCAAAATTTCTGGATGTTTCTTCAGAACATGATCTATAAAACCTATAGTCTGTCTATCCAATTCATCAAAATCAAATGGACGGGGACGCTTGTATGGAATTGCAAAGAAATCGTCAATACAATTAAATATCATATCCTTATACCCAACATAATTTGAATCAGAGAAATTATCCAGTTGAATAAGTCTTATTTTAGACCAGAACCCTGCTTCTTGAAAAATTCTTTCTGGTGATGCAGACAATGCAGTAATACATTTTACAATATCAAAATTATGTATTTGTTCTATTTGACAACGAAGTGTATCACAAATATATTGATGAAGTTCATCATAATAGGCAAATGCTCTTAAAATGTTTATTTTGTTTTTGTCAATAACCTTTAAAAATTCTACTCCATCATCGTATCTTCGTAAGTTACTGCACATAACAACAACTCGTGGGCAAGTAGACTCGTCAGCACAAAGACCAAGTAATTCTAATCTATTTTTTACATGTTTATATTTCCCATCATATTTTGATGAAAATACGCATATAGAACCCTTTCCATATGTTAGTTCAATTGTTTCAAGTCTTTTAGCAAATTGTTTATTGTTTAATAAAGTGTTCATTGTAAATATAATATGAATACTTCTTCCTAGTTCGTCGTCTTGTTCAATCTCAGTAAGAATTTTTGAAATAGCAGTAAATGTCTTTCCTAATTGAGTTAAGAGAACACAAAGAACAAATTTTGAAGTTGATTCAATAACAGTTTCTAGTACGTTGTTAATTAGATCCATTGTTTGACTCATTACTTATTTTACTATAATTTTAATTATATTATGGTTAAAGTAATAAGGCTATTTCATTTTTTTTATTTCATCATATAAAAATTAATTTACATCAAAATAATGTTACCATAAATGATTTAAAAAATAGACATCATATTATATAACAACTAACAAAATGCCTGGTAAATATCGTAGATATGACATGATTGGCGCAATTAATTATTACTGTATGAAGAATGATTGGTTACACATTACATACATAGAAAAAAAAACTAAAGCAGAATTAGAAGCAATCGTCGCACAATACAATATAAATGTAGACGAAATAAGGACTCAAGAAGCCAAAGAGCGAGAGGAAGCGGCAAATGTCATACCAAAAATGCAAGCAAGAATTAAAAAAAACATAGACTTTTTACTAGATAAAATAGAAATGTTGGAATCACTTTTGAATGACGAGCAAAAAGCAAAATACATGGAATTTTGTGATTCACAAGAAAATCCAAATCAATCCAATCAACTATAATGTAATATAAAACTTACTTTACACAATAGGCAAATCATCTCTAACAAAATAAGCTGCTCCGTCTCTTGTCCATTCTACTACCATGGTAATAATTTCTACTCCGCTTTCTATTGCTAACCGTACTGCTTCTTTGTATTCAGGATCTATTATAGAAACGGTAAAACGATCCACATCAGTTCGTTGTATTACATAACACATGATACAACGAGTTTTAGATTCTTTTTTAATCAAAGTAAGCTCGCGAATATGTTTTAATGCTCGCGGACTTACAGGATCCGTACTTTTCTTACGATATCCGTCTGGAAAATAAGCAACTTTTGATCCAAAATTGAAATCACTATAGTTCCTTTTTTTACGCTCTGCTGATGTTATATCGTCAAAATCTGCTAACGGTACATTTTTCACTTCCATAATAAATGGAATGCCATTTTCATCTATACCACTAAAATCAAACCGTGAATCAACCTTGCCTTCCGCGTATAATACAGTTTCCCTCTTATATGTTTTTATATTTTGTAATTTTGATAAATAATTTTTAGTCAATGCTTGTTCGGTCAAATCTTCTGCTAACTTTGGATGAATGCCAACAATAGTTTCTTGATTTCTCTCTTTATCTATAAAACAAGATAAATAAACACGATGTGTGCATTTTATTTTTTCATTATCTTTAGCTTTTTGTTTTATTTTTGTCATCAATATTGTTGCTCCTGTATCTGCTAATCCACAACAACCAAGTGAAGCAGTGTGTCCCAATATTTCTTCACATTGAGTAACAGGAAGAATATCTGCAACATATGGCGACTTAATCATTTTAGAAGGACGTTTTACGATTTTACCTTCTATTAAATTATCAATAGTAATCAATAATTTTGACATATTTTAAATATTTTGTGTATATAGAATAAGTTTTTAAAATATATAAAATATCAATTTTATTTTAAATATATTATTATTATAAGTATAGTAATATATTTAAATATGAATATTATTCCAAATGAATTAAAAATAACAATAAATACTAGTATTCCCGGTTTTCAATCTATTAGGTATAAACCTTCTATGAGTTTTCCAGATGAAAAAAATGACGATACAATATATTTTAATCCACTTGTTAAACTTAATTCGTCTGTTATTAAATCATTACCACAAGAGGTACAAAAGAAAGAATTTTTTAATAAAGGATTATTTCAATCATTAATAAACTCACATGGATTACTAAAAAAAAAATCTTTAGTTGAAGCAACTAAAGAAGGTTACGTAGATAACAACATTAGAGTAACTTTAGAAACCCTATTTCCAAGTAACAGTGTTTTATATATAAACAAACAACCATATGCTATTGCTGATCTACAATGGACAAAAGGTGACTGGAAAATTGATAAAAAAACACAACAAATGCCTGAACTAGAAAGTAATAAAATTACAGATCCATATTTATACAGGACCATTGTTAAAGATGAAATTATTAGCGGTGAAAATGAATTACAAGCAATTCCAAACGACGTTGTTTATGGTCCAAATTATACGGGACCTGTTAATGTGGCTAGTGGTGTTAACGTAGCGCCTAAATCTACTAGTGTAGCATCTAATAACGTTGTTGGTCCTTCTACTACTAAACCGTCTGGTCTAATATCAATGTTGCCAAACCCCCCAACAAAATTAGCAAAATCTATAAAACCACCACCATTGCCACCTAAACTTTCGTTGGAATTTGAAGCAAGAGAAAAAGAAATTCAAAAACAACAATTAAAATTATTGCAACAACAAAAATTACTTGCACAACAACAAAAACAATTAATAAACAAGCAGAAACAAACGACAAACGTCAAAAAAGGTTTACTTTTACAAGATCAAGAACAAATAACAAAGGAACGAGAAAAAATACTTTTACAACAAAAAAACCTGGCACAAGAATTATCCATGCTTCGCGACAGATTAGATTCGCAAGGGTTGAAATTGCTTGATAATAAAGAAAATGTTAATAATTCAAGATATCCATTGTTACCTCCTAGTAAGCCATCTAAAAATCAATTTTTAATAATGCAGCCTTCCAAAGTAGAAGAATTGGAAGACAAAGAAATAAATAACGTGCCTGCATATAATATTGTTTTAGAAACTTCAGAAAACTCAACGAAAACGTTGCAAAGTTTTTTTGGTAATGACAAATATTATTTTATGTTAAATACCATGTTTAAAAATATGTCTGTACAAACTAAAAATAAAATTAATGAAATTTTTAAACAAATAACTAAAGTTGATGTAAAATCTACAAATAATTTAAGTAAAACCGCATATATAAATACAGTTCAAAATATGAGAGTAATTAAAAATTCTGGTGGCGGAAACTGTTTTTTTATAGCGGTCGCAGACGCAATTAATTATTATAATGCAAATGTTAAAAATGTTGATAAAATAAGAGATAATAATGATGAAGGAAACAATATTTTTACACAGGTTAAATTGAGAAAAATGGTATATAATTATATTTTATACAAAAACACAGTACCATTTGAAGAATTAGTTACTGTATTAGAAGATAATGCAAATATTTACAACCAACTATTTAGACTACAATATGACAAATATAAAGAAACTGTATTACCAAATCAAGAACTGCCCGTTAACGTTTATTTTGATATAATTAACAATATTTATTATGGAAATGATAATTTTTTAATAATGAAACCGAGCGCTATGACTAAGGAAACATTAAAAACCCCTTTTAGAATGGTAAAAAAACATGAATTAGAAAATTATATTAATAGCAGTGATTATTGGGCAAATCCGATTTCAATTAATGCATTGTGTGAAAATTTAGGTTTGAATGTAATTATAATAGACAATGAAAATGATAAAATGAGAATTCCTTATATATATGACGGTAATAAAACGTGGTCAAAATATTTATTTCTTTATCATGAAAATAATCATTATGAATTAATAACATTTGATTACATAAATTTAAAACCAGTAACAAAGGTTATTTTTAAAAATAATTATCTTGCGCCTCCCTTTTATATAATATTTTTAATTTTTGCATCTAATTATATTAAAATTGCAGACGCAAACGATAAAAAGAGCTTTAAATTGCTGTCAAACTTAATGAATTTGTTATTTGAAATTTTTAAAAAAATAGAATCAAAACCAAAAAACAACAAAGATAGATTAGAATTTAAGAAGACATTTGGTAATTATTTCTTGTCGTCGTCTCCGGTAATGAGTAGAAACTTATTTGACGGAGGAGCATCATCTTCATATCAAAATCAAAGGCGCAGACCATATGTATCTAGTTTAGTTAGAAGAAATACATCATCATATAATGAAAATTCAAAAACAAATATTAGTTATTACATTACCATTGATTTGTATTTGAAAAAAGGTACTGAATTGTCTAATAAAGATATATCTGATTTAAAATGTAATCATCATTGGAATTCTATAAGAAAGAGTTATGCTAATTTAAGAGGTCTTAATTATGTAAGTACACCAGATTATAACACTTTATCATCATCGTCGTCAAAGAATAAAACTAATAAAAATTTTAAGAGTAAAACCCCAAATTATTCAAAAATGAATAGAACAAAAAAAAATTATAATAAATGAATATAAAAATATACAAACTATTTTTCAAAATAAACTATATAAGGAATTAAATACAGTGAACAAATCAAAATAATAATATTAATATTTCTACTAAAAGTAGCTAAATGTGAACTAAATAGACAAGCAATAATCATCATAAAACTATCGCCTACAATTGCTCCAAATGACACTTCTTTGGCATATTCGTTGAAAAAATCTAACATATAATTGTATCCTCTAGGAATATTAGAAAAAAGCAAGTAAAAAAGTATATCGTGAATAATTTGAATAAATACAGCCAGTCCAACAAATTTCCAAATACTGAATTTTTTAAATAAAAATTTGTAAAAATATCTAGTTAAAATGATTCCAATTACTAAAATTAAAACATCTGCTATAATTGCTGATAAATTAAAATCTTTATACCAATTTTTTAAATATACAGAATTGATTATTTTGTTAAAAACGCACAAAATAATTACAAAATCAGCGTGTAAACATCCATTTAATATAGGTAAATAATCATCTATTTTATTAAAATTAGAAATATCAGCAAATAACATTGTGTAATATATTTTATAAAAATATTAAATAAAATATATATTTTATAAATTATAAATTTTGTAAACGCAATAATTTAGACGTGTAATTTATTTATCAAAATTATATTTTTCAAAATCAAACTTTGCAAATGCCTCTTTTTGTTGTTTTCTTTGTTTCTCTCTTCTAGCTTTTTCTAGAACCGCAATAGCGCTAGAAATTTCTGTTTCACTGATATCACCATCATTATTTGTATCCACAATTTTATGTAGAACTCTTAAATGTTGTGGGACAATACATAGTTTGCTTTCTTCGTTAAATAAATGTTCAGATAAAATAGTAAATACTGCGGTGAGACCTAAAGCAACGTAAATGTCACGAGTACCCATCCAAGCCATGGCAAAGACAAGAATTTGTTTACTTATAGTATATTTCATATACTCTTCTGTTGATTTGCTAAATTGTATTGAAATGAATTTTGATCCAACGTTTAACAGAATCATTATAACTCCAGCAAAAAATTTACTATTATTAAGATACATGACATGATTATTTATAAAACTTAAACCACTAAACAATGGTGTAAATATAGTAGTTGTTTGGTTTGTAATATTTTTTAATGGCACTTTAGTCATATATTTAATTGATATATTAAATTAAACCAAATTTTCTAAAAAATAGATTTGAATTACTTTTAATTTTCTTGTAATAGTTTTCACCAAACAAACGAATTCTTCTAATATAAGGATTATACATTTCACGAATTCCAGGTGTAAAATTTTCCTTACTATCTATTTTTGAAATATATATCAATAGATTAATAATTATTATAAAAGACATGATCAACATTATTATCGTTTTCATTACATTACCCTTCATTTCAAATAATATAAAATTATAATATAAAATAATATTATTTAATGATAATTTAAAATAAACCAAAAAAATTACTAAAACTAGATTCTTCATACGGATCTACTTCAATGGCTTGTTTATTATATTGATTAACCGGTATTGAATTAGATTGTCTTCCTCTTCTAATATTATTTTCAGTAGATTGTAAATCAAACCCTTCAATGGTTGTTACAACATTCTTATTTTCATCGGCGGATGCAGTCGTAACAACATCTATTTTTTTATCTGGTGAAACGGTTACATCTTCCGAAGATGTTTTTGTTTCATTGGAAACTTGTGTAGGAGTAGTTGTATTATTACCGCCAGTAGTAGTAGTTTCAGAAGATACATCTTTACCTAATTCATTTTTAACCTTATTTTTATCTGCTTCAGTAGTTTTATTATTTTCATCTTCTTTATTATCGTCAAACCCTTCATATGTTGGTTTCATAATACTTAACATTATAACAATTATAAAAACGCAAATTGTACCTACAATTTTATTTAGATAACTTACAAATAATAATATACTAATAAGAATAATTCTTCCTAAATAAGTGTCGGTAAAAATTTTAAATAATCTAGATTCACTTAATAAAAGTACTAATAATAGTGTAAAAAATATTCCAATGCTATTTTTACTTAAGGGTGATAAAGCCATTTTATATTATTCTCATATAATATTTTATTGTTTTAATTAAAACAATAAACTGTTGTTTAATATTCTAATTTCAGTGTGTTTTATAAATTATTATCTTAATTTTTAATAAGAAGAATGTATTTAGCAATGTGTGCTGCTCCATTTGATGAAGAAAATAATAATGATAATGATAATTTAATTAATAAAAAAAGACAAACTCATAATAAAACACAAAAAATGTATAATAAAGATTCATGTGAACCTATGAAAAATTTTGATAAAAATAAAGTTAATTCAGTTTTAGAAGAAATTCATAATAAAACGGAAGACTCTAATTTAGAAACAGAAAATTTTAATCCACCTCCTAAACCGGAATCATCGGGTGTACAAAGAACACTTACAAATGAAGCTATGCAAAATATGACTAATCAAAATAATATGAATATGTATAAAGTTTTGGGGAAATCACCCGAGCCTCTTTATGATGATAATAATTTAGAATTAAATAACTATCGCGTAAATTATGGTGATAATAAAAGCATAGACGAATATTATAAAAAAATGTTACCAAACATGAATACTGGATTTCAAAGAAATCCAGTAAATAAACAATATTATAATAATGAAGTTCAAATGCAAGGGTATGGAAATAATACACAAACGTCACAAGATCTTCTCTTACAAAAATTAAATTATATGATAAATTTATTAGAGGAAAAACAAGATGAAAAAACAAATAATGTTATGGAAGAAGTAGTCTTGTATTCATTTTTAGGAATATTCATTATTTTTGTCGTAGATTCTTTTGCACGGGTTGGTAAATATGTTCGTTAATCCACCTTTAGAAAAGGTGGAGCCAAACCAATTTCTATATTTACATATTTTGTAGTTTTATTAAACACAAAACTACAATTATTTTAATACTATTTAACACAACGTTTTGCGTTATAATAAAATAAATTAATTATTTTCTTATAAAATAAATAAATGAATTTAAAATATACAAATGAAGATTTAGATTATTTTATTAGTAATATATATTTTGACAATATTGAAAATAATAGTGGGGGAATGAAAATAAATGACATGTTTTCTTTTTATTTTTTATTAAAAAATTTAAGACCAACTATAATTATTGAATCAGGTGTATGGAACGGATTTTCAACAAAATTAATACGTAAAGTATTAGGGGGTAATTGTAAAATAATATCTTTAGATCCTAGAGAAATACCAGAAGATGGCTTTATAGATGATAATATAAATACAACCTATTTCACAGGTAACTCATTTGTTGATTTTAAAGATTTAAAAATAGAAGAAGCCATAAACGATAAGGAAAGTATTTTATGTTTTTTTGATGATCATCAAAATGCTGCGCAACGATTAATACAATGTGTTGAAAAAAACATTACACATGTATTTTTTAATGATAATTATCCTGTAAACGCAGGTAGTCATTATTCAATACAACATTTAATTGATAATGATCCAAGAAATTGTTTTAATTTATCCTCGCAATATTATTATTCTATTAATACTTTTCCACATATAGATATAAAAAATAGATTAAATTTAATAAATAAAATAGATAATTATATTGTATTTCCTAATATTTTTTCATCAAAAATAAATCTATATGAAGGGATATTTGATTCAAATGGTTTTTTTGATGAAAATAGTAACGATTATAATGATAATATATCAAAATATAATATATTCTATAAAAATAAAGAGCAATATCGTTGGAATACATATTTAACAATCAAAAATTAATTTGTCTAAGTAGAAGCTTTTATCATTTTCAATAGAATTAAATAAATTTGTGCAAAATATTTTATAAAAATGACTTAAACCAATAACATTATATACAAATAATTGTATAGGTATATAATGTCAACTAAATATATAATAGTTCACAATAAACATGAAGGTTGCTATGATTTTCAATATTATGAAGACAATTCTACGAAAACTAGGCTGACATCTATTACGATAAACCCACCTAAAGTGTTCTTATTTTCTGATAAAGAACAAGCGCATGAATTTTTTAGTGAATACATGAATGACGTGGATGTATTAGATATTAGATGTAAGAAAGAAAATGATGAAGTTGAACATATTGACTATTGTACATGCGGATGTATTGAAATGGACGATGATGGAAATCCGATATTATTTTATAACAAAAAAAATCAAATATTTTTTTTAGAAATTGGTGCACAAGTTTTTACGCCACCATCAGACATTAAAATTGATATTAGTAATCTTAATTTAACAAATAAACTTATTCGTAAATGTAAGACAATGGGTAAAGAGCAAAAACAGAGATACATTGAATTAGGTAAGATGTGTGAACAATTAAAAGATGATGATATTTAATTTTCAATTAATAACCAAAACTTTATCAGGTTTAAAAGTATGATAAGCGAAATTATAAAAAAAATATGCAGTTGGACTAACAACTAGTGGTTTTGTTTTTAAGCACAAGTTGTCAATTATAATGTTATTATGTGAAATGTTTTCTATGGATGCAAATCCAAAATAATTTATTTCAGCTGTTTTCCAAAAACTTATTTTGAATCCTTGAATAAAAAGTTTATCATTATCAAAACCTTTAATAGATGCAAAACATGATAGAACTTCTAAATCTTTTTCAAAAAACACACATGTTTTCCTGTAAAAATAGGCACATTTAATGACTTTATCTTCCATCAGTACATATACAAAAATATTTTTACTCTTAATAAGACTAATTATATTTGATATTTCTGTATTTATAATAATTTCATATTGACACATATTTAATTTAATGAAGTCGTGTAAAAAATGAAAGTTCTCTTCATTTATTTCTAATAGGTTATACATAGAGTGCAATTCATGTGGTTTACGCCATTTTTTCATAGAAAATCCATAAGTAGAATATACACATAATGGAACTATTCCAGTCAATTCCTCTTCTCTCTTGAATAAACTTACAACTATTTTTTTATTAATGCGTCTTTGATTATAATGGTGTGTTTGAATGATCTGAGGAGCTATTCCTTTTTTTCTATAATTTTTATCAACACATAAATAGTCAACATAATAAGCATCAAAAAAACTATCTTTATCGCCTTTATTAATGAAAACATGAAGAGGTCGGGTTGTCATCGCACCAATTATTTTCCGGTCCTCTATCGTAGTACCTTTTTTTAAGTCAGTAACAAATTCATTTTCTGTATAAAAAGAAATCAATGATTTATCATTATGACCATAAAAATACGGTGTTATATTTTCATTTTTAGGTATAAATATATTATCTTTGTTTTGTAAATAATTTGTATTTATAAAGTGGATAAAGCGTTGAATTTTTACATCAGACATTTCATTGTATACAATAGTTTCAATATTTTTAAAATTGGTATATCTGTTTTCTATTGGTAAGTCATGTTGAATTATTCCAGGAGGCGCAAACATGTACCAAACGTCATATACATGAAATACTGGTTGTAGAATCCAAAATCCATATTTAATTTTAATATAAGTATATAAAATCAGAATAATTATTACAATTATTATAAATACATATGATAACAATTCATACATATTTATTAATGAATATATTTTTTTAGAGATATAAATTTATTTGTAATAAAAATTATTGAGTGAATCAAAATAAATGTCTAATGCTTTTGTGTTATCTAGATAATTACCTACATTTACAGTTTTGTTTTCTAAATCTTTGTAATGCATAAAAAAATATTTGATTTTATTTAATGTATGTTCATCTATATCTGTTATATTATTAGTATTTTTAAAAATAGGGTCAATTTTATTAATAGGACAAGCTATTAATTTGGGATCATCTCCGTCGTCATCCGATGTTTCTAAGCAGCCCAAAATTTTACATTTAATATAAGACCCAGGCAATAATTGATCTTCCATAACAACAACAACATCTATTGGATCTCCATCTCCACTTAATGTATTTGGAACAAACCCATAATTAAATATATAATTTAATGGTGTATGTAATATTCTATCACAGCGTAAAGATTTCATTTTTGTATCATATTCATACTTGATATGCGAATCTTTTGAAATTTCTATAAAAACATCTATCTCGTTTTTTGTTTCCATATATTTATTATAAATGATTGTTTTTTTAAATATATTTCTATATTATTTCTATACTATTTAATACCTCGTTTATATTTAATTCATAAATATTTACAATACTTTCGTTTATTGTCACAGCGGAATATAAAATTTCATTTTCAAGATGTAATGACATACACATTTGATAACCATGTAAATTTACTTCATCCGGTTCAAAGAGAAATGGTTTAGAAATTCCACATAATTCATATTCATCATCAAATAATAACCAAGAACTGTTTATAAATTCATCGTGATTATTTTTGTTTTTTACAAAATTTCTAACTATAACCAAATATTTATTGATTTCATTTATATATATACAATAACCTCCATGAGAATTTAAATTTATATTATTTTTATTATAAGATTTTATGATTGTCCCCTTTCCAGTATTTAAATCAACAGATATAACCTGAAATGGATTATAAGAATACAATAGATGCATTGTATCGTCCGTTTTGTTCAAAAATAACCAATTTTTTTCATTTTTAACTATACCATTTTCTCCATCTAAATAAAGCCTTACAATTTTAGTGATTATTTGTTCTTCATTTGAAAATTCTACATATGCCATTTCTGTCTTCCAATGTGGATTAGTATCAACAGAGACACATAATAAACTCTTATCATCTAGTAATCTTGAATCTTCAATACCACGTGACCAATTCTGAAACCTAGGAAGTAAATTAATATTTTCATTTAATAAATAACTAGATAATATATTGAAATTTTTATCTAATTGTAAGATGTAAGCTAAGTTATGACAATCTGGATTACAAACAGATTGCCTAATTGAACCAATATATCCATTTTTAAATGGTTTAAATGAAAAACTATATCCTTTAAAATCAATTTTTCGTATTAGTGTTTTTATTTCCATTTGTTTATTATAAAATGGAAATAAAACTTTAAATTAATTTTTTATAAAATGATTTCAACCTGGTTTCACAAATATATATAAATATTGATTTTCATAAGCAACCTTTAATAAATCAACTTTTCCATGTAATAAAAATCCTGCATTTTGTGCCATGTTTACAATACTACTTACGTCATCCATATATAAAATATGTTCTTGTTTTCTTACTTTACCATCATTAAATTTAAACTTTTCATCAAAAATAGCAATGTTAGATGATTCGTTTAATTTAAAATCAGCGTTATAGACAAATTCATTGAAATTAACCTTCGTACTTGTTATTCGTTTTTTCGCATATTTTTGAGGCGAAACAATATACAACGGATTACCAGGAGGTAATATAGGATCAAATTTATATCTATCTACCAAATGTATAACTAAATATCCGCCTGGCATTAACCAATCCATACAATTATTGAAAAATTCTCTTTTGTTTTCAATATAATAAATTGTAAAATACATACATAAAATGTGCGTAAATGTATTGTTATTAAAAGTATCTTTATTTAATGCATCTGCTTGTTTGAAATTTAAATTAGGATAATTTTCTTTTGCTTTTTTAATCATGGAAGGAGATAAATCAATTCCAATGACCTCTAAATTTTTATTTTCTGACATTTTTGCTACATGATGACCTGTACCACAACCGATATCTAAAACAACAGATTTAGTATTTGGTGATTTCTGATTCAATATAACTCCTACTTCGTAATCATTTTTCGTTTCATTGAAAACAAGATAATCATAAATATCTGCATAAAAATCATCGTATATTTCAGTACCTTTTTTGAAAAGAAAATCTTGTTGTTGTTGAAACCCTTCCTTGTTTTTTAAATTATTAGGATTGACTTTATCTACATATTTAAAAAATACAATTGTTATTAGCAATAATGATACAAATATTAAAATTTTTCCTGTATTTGATAATTTATTGTATAGATTTATAATTGATTTTATTGGATTTTTCATCTATATGTATTGTTGTTATTTTTTTTGTATTATTTTTATTATATATTATTATGTCTTCTGATTCAGAAATAAATGATATTAGACAACCCAAAGACTTTAAAGGTATTTCTTTTTCTAAATTCAAAAAAAGTGATGTTAAAAAAGAATTACTAAATAGTTTAATTAAATCAAAAATAGAGCCTGCGTGTTATTGGAGTGCAGAATTAATATGTTCGGGTCATTTTAATGATATATGGGAAATAATATTATTTTTTTACAGTAAACATGTTCATTTAGGAAATCCTAAAATTGCTATTTATTTAGAATTAAGAATTGATAACTTTAAACAAATTATTAATAATGGTTACATAAACAATGAAATAAGAATTAGAAATAATGAAAAAATTAGAAGACTGTTTTGTGAAATTATGTGTGTTTTGTGTGATGCCAAAAGAAAACATAGTTTTGATGATGTAAAAATAAAAAAAGAAGATTTTGATATGACACAAATGACAGATAGATTTAAAGCACCTGATATTCATTTTGCTAATGATTTTTTTATGAAAGATGATCCTAAAGAATTATTTATAGCAGTAAATGAACTTGTCTATAATCTATCAGATAAATCAAAAAATGTTATACAGAGTTGTTACTGGATTGAATGGTTAATTGAATTTGAAAATATCTGTAAAAATAAAAAAGAAAAATTAAAATGTGAAAGAAGAAATAATATACATGCACAAGTAGAAAACAAATACCAATTAGATGTTGTTTGGTTAATATGGGATATATTCTTAAAAAAAGCAGAAGAATATCCCCCTATAATAAAAAAAATAATTAAGGCTTTATTAACATTATTTACTCTTAAATATACAAGTGGTTGCAACAGAAAAAGAAAATATATAATATATTTTGTCGTATCATTATTATGCGAAAATGTTATTTTAACTGAAGAAATTATTAGAGACCAACAAAAAGAAGTAGTTACAAATGTTATAAAAAATATTGATTCAATTTATAAACAAATTAAAAGAAATGAAGAGTCTCCTGGCACTGATTATTTATTTAAAGATGTAAAGGCTTCAAATTTAGAAAAAACGATTGAAAAGTTGGAAGCGATGAATACATTTGGAGAGAAATTTGTCCCTAGATTGTAAATTTATTAAAAATTTATATGTATTTATATTATATAAAATGGCAAAGAACAATACATCAAGACAATTTAAAAAATTTGGAGATAATAAAACGCGTAAAAATATGTATTCGTCTTCAAAAGCAATTATTTTAAGAAATTTTCAACGTGAAATTACTGTTAATTTTTTTGAAATGCTTTTAATAATTAAAATGTATCATTGGAAAACACGTAGTTATTCTACACATAAAGCAACTGATGAATTATATTCCAAATTTAATGAAAATATGGATAAATTTATTGAAGTTCTTTTAGGAAAAAGTGGTATGAGGATTGATCTAACAAATAAAAAACAAATATCATTACATGATTTGTCAAGTTTAAGTGATCTTATAAACAAAGTAAATATTTTTAAAAGCTATTTAGTTAATTTAACAAATAACAAAGCAATCAAACTTATGACAAATAGCGATTTATTAAATATTCGTGATGAAATGTTAGGAGATATGAATAAATTTCTTTATTTACTTTCTTTAAAATAAATACAACAATCAACAGTTTATAATAAAAAATAATTATATATATTTTTATTATAAATGGATAAATCATCATTATCAAAAACAATTATGGAAACAATTAATGATTCAGGTAGTAATAGTAATATTAATAATATGTCTTCTTCTTTTGCTAATACAAATTCAACAGCAACTAGTTCCGAAGGAACAGGATTTTTTAGTTATATTTCTTCTATATCAATTACTACTTGGATAATTATCATTATTATTTTTGCATTTCTAGGTTTCAATATATTTATTTATTTAGCAAAGGGTACACAAGAATTTACAGATATTTTTAAGCCTATTGTAACTAAAATTATGAGTGTTTTTGGTGTGGCTGCCAGTCAAACGATTAATACAACTGCGACGGGTGCAAAGGCAGTAGTTGACGCCACCGCGACTACACTTGATACAAATTTAACGTCGGTACAAAATGCAACGCAAGGTAAAAAAGCTAACTCTAGTGTCGGAGGATCAACTTTATCAAGTGCTATACCACAACCTGATATTATGCAAAACAATGCATTAAATCAATCATTAAATAAAAACCGAGCAAAGGATAGTATTTCACAACCGACTACTTATATAGCAGACAATTCTACAAGTAATATTCAAAAAGCTGCTTCTAAAAGCGGTTATTGTTACATTGGTGAAGACAAAGGATATAGATCTTGTATGTATGTAAATGAAAATGACACATGTATGTCAGGAGATATTTTTCCAACGCAAGAAATTTGCATTAATCCAAACCTAAGACCTTAATTAAGGATATACTTGGTTATCATAATTTATAATGTTAGAATGCGGAGATGAATTGTCAGATATTATAGCAACAATATAAATTTCATATGGTCCATTGTCTAATCCACTAATAGTAGTTGTAGAAGAATTAGAATATGTAATAGTTTTATTTAGACTATTATTTACAAATATATTAAATTTTGATATTGGATAGCAATTGTATTGATTGATTGACCACGACAATGTAACACTATTTATAGTGGATGATACAAGAAATAAAACTGGTGCACTAGGATATATTGCACTTCTAAAAAACTTATAATTTTCCGGCCATTTATCTGTACTATTATTCATAATACGTTGTACTTTTGGAAACCACGTTTGTATTTTTGGATCCCAATATAGGTATTGAATTGGTCCAGGAACATCAGAGTCACTTGTAGGATAGTATTTGGGTTGTAAATCTCTCTCTACAAAATTACCTGTACATGGATTTTGATATGTACCACAAACCAAATTACCTCCATCTTTAAATGTAAAGTTAGGACAATTAAAAGGATCGTTCAAAAAATTTGGAGGAGTATATGGTCCACTAATATTTGTGGGAGTACCTGGTATGATGTCATTAATAGGATATTCAACGTATCCAACTCTTTTAAAACTGGACACATTTGGATTAGTATATATATCGCTTTGTGTTGCCCATGTTTTTCTTCTATTTTGCCATAACCCCTTTGCTATCTGAGAGTAACGTTGTTTTTTTGTTAATTGGCTACTATTTTGTTTATATTGTAAAACGTTGCCTTTTTTAATTAAAGCTGCTCTATAACTTATTATAGGATCTTGTACATAATCGCTGTTTTCAAAGTTTGTAGAATTTTCATATGTACATTTTTTTTGAACTCTATTCCATGCTCTCGGAGGAATAGGGAAATAATTATTACTATTAAACATATTATAATAATATGGTTATTTATTTTAATAATTTATAATTTATAAAATTATTAAAATATTTCATAAAATCATTTATGGATTGTACATATCATAACTATTATTAAAAAACCATCTTAGTGATAAATAATCTGGATCTTTGATACTTGTTCCTGATGTACCTGAACTTTTTAATTTAGTGCTTGGGCCGTAATTTGCTATATTTTGAATAGAACTACTTCCTAAAGCGTTACTAAAATAACGCAAGTTTGAAATGTACCCATCAAACCCACCATTCATTGCTACGTATACGTCACCATAATTTTGCTTTGGAACACTGGTTAGTTGTAAACTCCTTGCAATTTTTCCATTAATATATACATCAAAAGTTCTATTTTTACATCGTAAAATAACATTAATCCATTTATTCAATGGAACGTTAGGAATTGTGATCTCTTCATTTATTACATTAAATGTATTCATAATTACAACTAATTTATTAGTATTTGGTGCTAAATATAAACCAGGCGCATTATTAGGAAAATTCAATCCATTTTCTGCTAAATCACTATTTCCTTTATGGAAAATATGTTTATATTGTCCTTCTAAATAATGTAAACTGTTTATATAAATCCAAACAGACCACGTAAATTCCAAACCATCAGTTTCATTTATAGACCTATAAATAGTTACTGCAGCATTGTTACTTGGATCTTGATTAAAAATTAGTGTTTCATTTTTAGCGTCAATCATACCATCAATTAAATAAGGACTTTGGTCAGGAGCAAGAAAATAAGAAACTACTGAAATTCCAAATTGTAATAGTATAATAAATCCAAAAACAATAACTAATAAAAATGCAAATTTAGCTACTAAAGTATTTGATTCCCAAAAATTAAATCCCATATTTCCTGTATTTGTTGAAAATGAATTATAATTTGAATTACTACTCATATATATTAAATAAACAAGAAAAAATATTAGAAAACGTAATATTCATTTTAGATCGTTAAAGTGCTTTGCTTTGTTCCATTTTCTAATAAAGAAACTTCTACTTGATAACGTTGTGCTAAATTAGTAAACATATTACCACCATAACCCTTTGCATAAATATTATACACTTGCTGAGGATTTAATGGATTAGGATAATATTGAAACCTTGATGTCCAGCCGTCAAACCCTCCTAGAGGTGTTAAAAATATGTCTGAACTATTATTAATATTTGCAACTCCGGGTAGTAAACATGTTTTTACTAATTTACCATTAATGTAGACATCTAATGATCTACCATAAACACTAATAGCTAAATGTACCCATCTTTGAATAGGAACATTTGCTACTTTGCATGTATGCAGAACAGTTTTTCCTCCAGTTGTAGTAGGCATTTGATTAATTCCTGGAAAACATCCTAAAGATATTTCTAAATTATTCTCTACTGCGCCTAAAACAACTGCAGGACAAGGATCTAAACCATTTACTCCAGGCAAAGATCCATTGTTTGTTGAACTAGCCGAACCCATTCTTCCAAATATTACTTTTGGTTCACCGAATCTATAATTAAAGTCATTTACATAAAACCAAATTGAATATGCAAAATTACTTGAAGGGATATTGGATCCATTTGTTGCTAAAGAACTTGCTTTAATCGTAGATGAGTTTTGTCCATTTTGTAAGCTTAATAAAGTGTATGGATCCCTAAAAAGATAGATTAAAAACATTACAATTAGTACTAATACTAAAATAGTTAATACAATACCTAAAACATTCATCGTTAATATAATATAGATTTAGAAATTATCTAATTTATTTGAAAGAAATAATTGTCTTGTTTAAATTATTTATTACAGGGGGTGTTTTATCTTTTACATTTTTGTAAATGTAATAAATATTTGTAATTGATAATGCTTTTTTATAATAAACAACGTTGCAAATACTGCCATTTATACCTTCATCATTTCCAATTGTTAACACATCAAATTTCATGTAAGGCACTACTTCAATAGAAGATTTAACTAATTCACCATTTAAAAATATATCTAAAGTTCCGCCATTAAAATTTATAATTATATTATTCCATTTCTGTAACAAGAAATTTTTATTTGTATAAATAATTCTGTTACCTTCTTCATCATATTCAATTAATTTATTTTTACTAATTTTATCTAAACCCTCTTGATCCATGGTAATCATCAAAGTATTTGTATCCGCTTTATAAAGAACATTTGGTTTTCCTCCGTAATTTAACAAAGATGTGTAACGACTATAGTTGCTATTCGTATTTGGTCCATCAGAATTTATATAAACCCAACATGAAATACTGTATTCATAGTCAAATTTATCAGTTTTATTAAGTTGGTGATACGTAGCTAGAGTATGTAGGTTATTTAATAAAACCGGGTTTTCAACTAATTGTGTTCCACCTTGTAAATTGATTAAATACTGAATTTTTGGTAAAAAAATATACAACAACAATAACACAATTGTTATTATTATTAATATTATATTACCAAATGTTGCTGATTTATATTCGCTTACAAATGTTTTTATTATTGTGTCAAAAATATCTGAAAATAAACATGGAATATAAAAAATAAAATTTATAATTAACTCAAAAAAGGCATTTTTAGTTTTATTTACATTATTTGATGGTGTTCTTACAATAATTGTTTTGTATATTAAAATAAAAATAGAAATAACCAAAAATATACTTAAAATAAAACTTACTATATTTTTTCGTCCAGATAAATATAAAATATTATACACAACATATGCGATTACTAATCCTGAAAGGACGAGTCCTAGTAGAGCAATTAGCGCCTGTCGCATAAACGCTACATTTGAACTCATTAAACTTTTATTCGTATTCTGATTATCACTAGAAAATCTATTGGTTACTAATAACAATGACCAAATTATACATACTATAAACAATATCGGAAAAACGATGATAGATGTTGTAGTGTTTTTAAAAAAACCACCTGGATAAGTTGCAATGACAATTGTCATTATAATTAAAAATAAAATAAACCCAATGCCTCCATATTTAGAAAAAAACGAAACTTTTTCAAGTGCATTTGTTGTATTTAAAACATTATAAACATTTGGGAATGTTAATAAAACAAGCAAATACAAAAATCCAAAGACTCCCAATAATACTGTTAATAATAATAAATTAGAATTCAAATTTTTTGTTATATATTCGCCTGGATTAATAGAATAATATGTAATACAAAGAGTAATAAAACAAAAGTACATAATAATGATTTTTATTCTCTCATAATTTATATTAAAATCAATTACATAATTACTTCTGAAACTTATAATAAATAAAAATACAGCAATAATTATTGTAATAGGAACAATATAATATGCATTACTGTTTAAAATATCGTTTGGTAACAAACGGAAAAATAATATTATAGAAATTGTATACAAAACAACGTAAGTTACATTACTTATTTGATAAAATAAATTACTAAAATCTTTGAACCTAGGCAAATATATAAAAGATAAAAATATAATTATTAAGATAAAACTTAATATGATAATTGAATTGATAACCTTTGCATCTTTTAAAATAGGCAAATTAAGTTTAACATTAGGAATTTTATTTTTCAAGGTATTTGTTTCTTTATTTACAATTTTTAACATTTCATTTTTTATAGTGTCTTCGTATTTATTTGCTTCGTTTTTAATATTGATATTCTTATAATCGTTAAAAGTTTTGTTCGCTTTATCAAAATCATCCTTGTTTTCTTTATATTTATCATATTGATCCTTGTATTTATTGAATAACTTTTCTTTGTCTTCTGGTAAACCGTCGTCGTAATCATTGGCATCATCATCATAATCCACATCATCCGGAATTTGAATATCTTCAGGTATGTCAATATCTTCAGGTATGTCAATATTTTCAGGTATATCAAAACCTTCAAATCTATTTTTATTAATCTTTTTACTAAATAAATAACCACTAATCAATATTACAAAAATAATTATGATTAATATTAATAATAATAATAGCAAAGGAATATTATCAGCGTTTATTTTTTGTAATACATTATCTAAATATTTTGTACTTGTTATTGATTGTTTCATTTTTTCATACATGTTATAATAATATAATATATTCATACATTAAATTATTCGTATAATTAAAATTTACATATTCTCGCTTGCTGTTTTTTTACCATGACAATTACGACATAACGCGATCAAATTTTGTACATCATTACCACCGCCATATTCTAATCTTATTTTGTGATCAATTTCAAAAGTATGATCTAGTTGTGATTGACAGTGACCACATTTCCACTCCTGATTTGCAGCTACATATTTTTTCTTAGTTTCACTAACAGAACGTTTATTTCCATTTTTTCCCGATTGTAACATTCTTTGTTGCGATGCTGGCATATTTTGCGATAAATTTACACCATACAAATTTTCCATAAAACTACTGCTTTGTTCATCATTATCATTTCTATATCCTTTGCTATTTGACGTAAAATCAAATAAAGGCGTGAACATTTCTAATGATGATTTATCAATAGGCATGTACTTGACTGCATTATGTGCAGTCTGTAATATATTTTTACCATGTTCAGGGTTTCTTTTAAATAATAAATAAATTCCTAAACCTAATATGCAGTAAAATGCCATAGTATAGTATTTTTTATAAGACAATAACATTTTTGTATATTTGCCATCATGATATGCATTATAAACTAAAAAAGCTGTTATTAATAATATCCATAATTCAATTCGCATTATTTATATTATTATTTTAATTTATATTTTAATAAAAACATAAATTAAATCATATCAAAAATATTACATTATTTGACTTTGACCACTTATTTTTTTAACAGTATGCATTTGGTTTTTAGTTAAACTTACAAATCCGAAAAATGTGATTAAAATTAAAACATATGGTAATAATACTAAAAACCATGATAGACTTTTCCATCCTTTACTACACAACCATCCTAAAATAAATGTATAAATTACTGCAAAAATTAATTTACCTAAAACGGCCATAAAATTAAACCCACTAAACAGTCCAATTAAAATACTGAAAACAGCTATGGTAAAATAAACTTTTGCTGGAGTGCAAAGTTTTTCAAATTCTTTTGAAGAAAACATATTTATATATCTATATAAATATATTTTTTTGTTTATAATTAGTATTTTTATATTTGATTTTCAACTAAAAAATTGATGTTTTTTAAATGATTTTCTAAATCTTTAATATTAATTACATCAATTTGTGGTTGATATAAATATTTCAAAAATATATATTTTAAATTTATAAAAATGTTCATTTGAGCTTTAGTTAGATAATCATAATTTTCAAATAATAACTCATATAATGGTAAATATGAAATTATAAACCCCCAAATGTCTATTAACTCTATAAAAATATTATCTAAATAATGACGCATATTTAACGAACCGTCATTTTTTAATTTTGTGAAATGTATTAAAATTTCAACTAAATAATTTACTATGTTTGGAATAGTATAATTTTTCTCTATAAAAATTTTTAAATCGTTTACATTTCCATTGTCAATGTTAGTTTCTTTTTTTATTACATCATCTTTAAATAACATGTACATAATTTTATTAATGTAATTATAGTGACCAGTTCCACGATGTTCAATCCATAATTTTAAATAATTTCTAATAAAACCACTTAGTTTTTGACGTTTTAAAATGTTAACATGTTTTGAATTAGATTTTGACAGTATAAGAGTTTTGTTTTCATGGTTTTCTAGAAATTTTGAATAATTATCATAAAATACATCTGTAAATAAAATAACTGAAAATGGTACATTGAATTGTAATGGACGATTTCTCCAATTTTTAGGGAACGGATTATCTTTAAATGGAATATATTCTACTGTTAAACTCCAATCTATTAATCTTACTTTAGTTTCGTTGTCATTGTGATTGTCATTGTCATTATCATTAATTTTAATTAAAATGTTAGAGGCTTTAATATCACTGTGATAAATATGTTTTTTATTCATTTTAACTATTCCATTTTTCAATAAATCTATTAATTTGTTATTCATTTCAATTAAATATTTATAATCTTTATTGTTAATCATAAAATCTTCAATTGTATTACCGCCATATGGCATATTTATAGCAAGCAACTTATCTAATGAATTATTAATATTTTTGGGTGTAATATTAACTTTTTTTAATGAATTACATATTTTATAATTCTTTAGATCAGATTTTGTTAATTTATCTGGTTTACATAATGTAAAATCATCTATTAAGAAATAATTTTTATAATTTTTAATAGAATTTAATTTATTATTAAGATGTAGTAATTCATCATATTCTTCTTTTGCATATTTATTTGTCATCAATTTACTAATTTTATTATTGTCACGTTTATCTTTATTTATACATTTTAAGGCTGGTGTAAAGACACAACCAAAACCACCTGATGCTAGTACCTTGCCTCCATTTGTATTATTAGTGTTGTTATTATTCATTAATTAATTTATTGATTAACCTTATTATAGTATTACAATATATTAATTTTATTTATCATATAAATAATAAATTAAACCGCACATTAATATAATTAAAACAATATAAATTACTTTTTGTCTTATTTTATAATATTCTATTAATTTTGTATTTGTTGATTTATATTGTTCATAGTATTGAATATAAAAGTCTTTTAAACTAATGGTAGGTTTTTCTAACTTTTCATTTATTTTATTATGAATAAACCAGAACCATTTGATAAAAGATTCTC